CGCCACCCGCTCAATCTGCTGGAGTTCCTTGATGCCGCCCTCAGAAATATCAGTGAGGATTTCGTACTTAGATTCAACGATTTTCATATGTTAGCAATCCTTTCTCTTTCGGGATCTCGCAAAATAGAATCCCAGTCTGCAATAAGCCGCTTCAGATTTGAATCATCAATTACGCCCTGCATGTTGTGTTCATTATATGTCATTAAAACCTCACCTGTTTTAGCTGGACCGAGTCCACAATTAGAACAGGAAATCTCATATCGGAGTTTCATAGTCGTACCACAGGTCATCGCACCTGTATTTTTCAAATATACTTTACAATAGCACATAGGACAACATCTCATAAAAGATCCTCCTGTATCAATCTGCAAGTCCAATCCCCACAGATATCACCCGAAGCATGCTTCTTTGCAAACGCCATGCCTTTACGGATAGCCTCCTGCTTGTCGGTCGCCTTGACTTCAAAGGTCTGATGCCCGCCGCCATTGTCTGTGCAGGAAAATATAAAGGTATACTTTCTCATGCTTCTTGCCTCTCAAAATTTAATGGATCATACACGTACCCCATCGGCCAGCCCAGGCGTTCCAGCCAGCACGGATAATAGCGAAACGGAAGCTCCAATCCGAACCAGTTTGCGTTCAGAATCATAGCCCCTTCGCTTATAGCAAGCGCGAAATGGAACCTGAAATATTTTCTTGATGCAGATTCCACTCGGTAAAGTTCAAGTCCTGGAAAGCACATAAATAATTCTCCTAGTCCTCTAATACCATAACGATAAAGTCAATAATGCTGTTCAAAGCACCGACGATTTTAAACAAAATAGTTTTCACGAGATTCTGTCGTTTTGGGGTTATTACAGGCGCTTCATGCCTCCAAATATCTACGCTCGGGCTTTTAACGACGTACTCTATCGGCGTATTATTTGCATACAATATTTCCACTTCTGTGCATTTGTCAATCAAGGCCATGTATTCTCGCATCTCATTTGCGCTCATGCCGCCGTAGCGAATGCTTTGAAGTGCTTGATTATATAAGTATTCCTCCAATGCTTCTCACCTCACAGTAAAATCCGAAACAGCGTAAACCAGATCACCTTCAGCGTAACCACAATAATGATCAGCCACGCGCAGATAACCATGGTCAAAGCCAGCACATGTCCAAAGAACACTCCGAGCTTTGTCCAAATATCATTCATCGTTATCAACCCTTTCAAACCCTGCAAAGTCTCCAATACCAACATGTCCACCCTTACAGAAATGAACCGGTTGAAACTTCATACAGCTATCAAAATGGTGAACCGCATCGTCTAAATCACAATAATGATATTTGCTGTCGAATTTTCGTTCACAGTACCGGCACTTATAGGTTGCCTTATACACAATCACTCCACACACCTCCTCGCAGCATCCACCCGGCACTCCGCAGCGTTCAGCTCGAAAATAGCAGCATCCACAAATTCCGGGTCGCAGTGCTCGAAGTGGTTCCGAGCCACCTCCAATGCCTGCAAAGCTTCCCGCAGGGTATTGACCGTCGTCGGAATCGGCTCCATGCGGAATATCTTTTTGACGAAATCAACGATTTTTCGCAGCATTTCCACACCTCCACATCTTCATAATCTGCCGAGCCGTGAGCCAGCCCTCAACATCATCATGGCCAAGTAGCTGCGCACCCATCACCTCGATAAGCCCTTGCTCAAAGCCATAGGAACCCCAGCCCCAAATGCCATCCCAGATACGATTTCCAGCAGCATCATATGCAATAATTTGCTCACCACCATCATGCCGTCCGCCAGGAAGAAACTCCTGATTGTCCGGTCTGTCCATCTCTGGCCAACGACGTCCATAAGTATGCAGAACCTTAGCGTGCTTCAGCAGAATATCCAGCTTCTGCATCTCGGTCATGTGATTCCAAACCCGGAGTTTCCAGGTTTTCTTAGACATGTTTCTCATTTCTGCATTTCCTTTCGTCAGCCTCCATGGTCTTTGCGATTTTATGCTGAATATAAAGCACACAGCCAGCCTGACTATCACACCCGAATGAAGCCAATAGTCCAGCAATAGCATTCAAAGAGTTCAAATCCTCTTCAGCAAATATCATTTAGCGTTCACCGTTCCTCCTGATACTCTACGATTTTGGTCACTTCACTCTGAACCCGGCGTAAGAAATCACACACATCCAAGCAACCGCACTCCCTCAATGCCTCAGCGATATCGCCCAAACTATCCATGTCGGTTCTTGTGAGATTAACTTGAGGAATAACTTCAATGTTCTCCTCTGTGATAAATGGGGTATAGTCCCCACAATGGCAGCATTTGATGTTCATACGTTGCATACAAGCATCTCCTTCAATGATAAAAATGAAGAGCCGCAGATTTCTCCACGGCTCGATTCTTCAGTTTTCCTTAATCAGTTCATCAAATTCTTCACGTGTGATACATTTATTGCCGAGAGCTTTAAACAGCCCATCAAAGCGACCGGCAGTATACCCGCTTTTGTATCCAATATCCCAAGCTTCACGCCATGACTCATCCTTGATTTTCTTAATCTTTGCACGAGTCATGTCATGAACCTCATAGATTATCAGCCCAAAAGCACCGCATACAAATGTCTCTTTGATGAGCACTTTCAATGCTTTTTTCATGATAAGTATCTCCTTTCAAATATGAGTTTACCTCATAAAGGAGCCTGTTATTTTCGCGTCTTCTCTTCAAACTTCACCGGCTTTACCGTACCTTCCCGCGCACACTCCGTCAGGCACTCGTTGCAGGGCTCGTCCGTCTCCAATACCTTGAAGTTCTTGCACTTCGGGCAGTAGGTTGCATAGTCCACTTCGCGCATCCAGTCATTCATCAGATTTTACCTCCTCCACAATAACATGAGTCATTGGCTTTTTACAAACAGGGCAGTATAAAAGTTTCATATGGGAATCATACAAATATGGTGCATTATTCCATATTTCTTTAGGTACTCTATGCGTATCGCCGCATTTCAGGCATTTAATGCGCACTATATCTAGTGGTTCTACTACGAGATGTTTCTCCAGAAACTCCAGGTTACGCTTCGTGCCAAACCTATCATCCAGCTCCGGATGGGTCTCCCGCTGGTTCAGTGCCCAGAGCAGGTTCCAGCAGGCAGCGCGCAGGTGATCCTCATCGTCCATGTACTTTGCCAGATGTCGTGCAGCACTGTCCAGAAGCGAATGCAGCGGGATACCCTTATCCACGTTGTGCTCACCGTACTTCAATGCACCCTCCTCGCAGTGCTTGCTGACCTCCATGATGCCATACCAAGGCAGAAGATCCATCCGCCCCTTCCCTGCGTGCATATCACGCTTTGCACCGGTTTCAAATTCGGTGCGGTCGCCAGAGTCTTTAATCATTTTTGCTCCTCCCAAGGATATTTTTCTGCTCTTGCTCCATCTGCTAAAATTTTGCAGTAGCACTTTTGGTCAGGTAATACACACTCACCAGCGTTCTCGATGTTGATATCGCAGTCTTTATATTCGCCGTAAATACTACGCTTGCAATCTGCACAATAGTTAATCTCTCCCATAAAATATCAATCCTTTCTTACTTAATGAGATTCACATGATGCTGGTAAACCTCAACAACATCTCGCGGATGGTTCTTTTTTCCAAAGAACATTGCAATATGTGGGTAGTTATCTCGTCCATCGTTGCGGCAATACAATTTTGTGGGAACTTTGTAGCGAGGCAACGCTTCTTCGGTATACATGATTTTTATAAGTTGAATCTCATGATACGTCGCCTTCATCTTCTGAATAAGTTTCTTCTTGCTTTTTCGTGAAATATTTCCCATTAGCAGAACCTCCTGATTCTTCCCTGCATAACCTTGTTGGGAATATCCAGCCACCGGATTTTGCACTTGTCCTTGTAGTCAGGACGCAGCTTCTGTAGAATCATCTTCAATGGCTGCCTCTTAATTTCTTCAATCAAGTCCATGAGACAAGCCGTTACTTTCTCGAAGCATTCTGCAATCGCATTTAAGACATCTTCTATTTTCTCACAGGTCGTCGCAGTAAGCCTTAAAGAATCATAAATATCATGCTCCATAGAATTTCCTTTCGTTGAACTGTTTCTTTTGCATCAATGCTCTGGAAATGGCCACATCGATACCGCTACGGCTCTTCAGGTGGTAGAACCAGAGATCCTTGAAAGGTGTATTCAACCGGTCGATGCGCCCAGATGCCTGCTCCATGACCTTATAGGAGTAGTTCTGGCTATAAAAAATAATGGTATCCGTCTTGATACAGTTCCAACCTTCTGCTCCAGCGTTGTACTGTACAAGATAGACCCATTTATCCGTATCCGGTATCGGTTGATGCTTGTGCCCATTCCACTGAGCCACCTCCACACCGTTGTCATAGGGCAGATGCAGGAGAATATCCAACTCATAGTCGAAGTTATAGAAGATGATAACTCTCGGGTGTGTCATGCAAATATCAAGCACTTCCTGTTGCCGAGATTCATCTGCATTGACCACCCTCCGCAGGCTGGAACAGAACTCACTTGCTGTTTCAATAGGCCGCTCTTCCCATGGATTCCACCGGTTCATGCAAATATCTTTGTACTTGCGCTGGTCGAACTCGACGTAGATGTTCTCATGATGTGGTATCGTCTTCCGCTCAAAGTCCATATCAACCAGAATCCGTTCCCGCAGACGTATCAGCCTGCCAGTGTTCAAATATCTGTCAATTTTGGGGTACTTTGAGAAGCGACTATAGACCACGTGCTCATTATTGAACTGTGTCCGGTTCCGGTAGAATCCATTTGCAATGAACACCGGAATATAATCTGTCCAGCAATCGCCAGGCGTGGCACTCAGAAGAATCCAGTCGTTTTCCCTCGTAATGCGTAAGAAATCCTTCACCCACGAGCCATTGCCCACAACACGCTGTTCATCAAATATGAAGAACGCGCGTTTGACGCCAATGTACTTGCCGATGTTGTTCCAAGAATCAATTACGACTTTGTGGTTGTAAAGGTCAAGGCTCTCATCAGTAGACATGAAAAAAGGAGCGAGTTCTTCGTCCCACTCCCCTGTGTCACGTTTCCGTGCTGTTGTGATAATATAAAGGTCTTCGGGCTCAACCATCGGAACGTACTCTTCTGTGTTGAGCTTTCCATCGAACATCTGGTAATAAAATGCCAGCCCCGTTCTGCTTTTTCCGCTTCCTACCCCACCACACAGAATACAGCCCAGCCTCATTTTCTGGACTGCTTCGAGCTGGTAGTCGTAAAGCTGAACTCCCGCCATCAGAGCAATCACCTCATTTCTTCGTGAACATGAATGGCTTCAGGATAGCAATGGTTCTCGTAGGCCAACAGGGCAATTGTAGCTTCCTCTTCATCTGCACCCTCGCCAAATATTGTGTACGCGAATATCTCTTTACCATTGTAAGTAAAGACTTTCCAACGTCGTTTTTCTTTCATACTGATACTCCTTTGTCTTATATATGTATTTTCGAACACTTGCAGGCCATACAGGATTCGAACCTGTCATGCTCGCCCTAGCGAATGACCCATATAAAAGAGCCGCAGATTTCTCCACGGCTCCCGAAATTATTGTGATTACTGCTTCGGCTTCATGCACACAATATATCTTTTACCGTCCTCGTCCTCAAGCAGACCATAGCAGCGGCGAAACATCCTGGTGTATTTCTCGATCATCTCAACCGAAAGAGAGCCAAAGTCATCTTCGGTCAAGCCTACAATCAGAAATGTACCAGCCACATAGTCGTACATCTGAGCGTCAGCGTTATAAAGCGGCCGGTTGAACTCCAAGCCCATGAGTTTGCCCTCATCGTTGCAAATAAGAGCAACTTTGTCGTCCCACGGGTAGACTGCTTGAATCAGGCCGCCAACCTCTTTCTGCAGAGATTCCAACGAGCCATCAATGTCGATGACCTCCGGTCGGCACATCGGTTTGATACGCAATAATTTCATAGTTCTTCTCCTTTATTAAAAATATAAGTCTGAGCTGCTGCCTCTGAGAACGCCATTTGCGACGTGGGCACTCACCGACTGGTCCATTCAACGGAAGACTAACTCCTGCACTCAGAAATATCATTTAATAAATTTCGAGGTTTGCGAGGCGTGCATCACGACGCTTCTGCTCGATGATATCAGGAGCAACGTAGCTGACATTCACCAGATAGGACGGGATGTTGTAGTTCTTTGCGGCGAGATTCTCGATGATGCAGCCACGATAGCCCTTGTCCTCATCGTAAATGCCGATGAAGCGATCGGCCTCGGACAGTTTCTTCATGCGCTCCTCCTTAGTACGGCAAATCGTTCGGATCGTTAGGCTCAGCCATCTCGCGCTGCTCATACTTAGCAGCATACGGGTCGGCATCTGCATCCTGCTCCACGTAGAGAATATCCGCGTACAGCGTGTACTGGCCGGGGTTGTTCCGGTTCTCATACAGGTTAGCCTGCAGGTTCACGTTCTTCACACGGATATAATCCAGCTGACCGATGTTCTCAGCATTGCAGGCAACCTTGCGACCGGTGGTGGTGATCCAGAAAACCTGCGGAGGCCACTTGGAGTCCATGTTGACCGTCACTGGAACGTAGAAGGTCGGTACGAACGGCTCATCGTAGATGTAGTTGGGGTTCGGCTTGGTCTGCTTGACGTTCAGCCCCATTTCAATGAGCTGCTGAGCCTGCTCCTCCGTAGGGATGACCACGTTCACACGCCGCCGGGACGAGCCGTAACGGTCGCGGTTCGGGTCGCCGGAGAAATTGGTGTCAAAAATAAACCGGGTATTGTCAATATTTACCTTTGCTTTCATAATAGAAACTCCTTTACTCTTTTTCTTTAGTGCATCGCCGCACTCATTTTTGCCAGCAACCCCGCGATACCATCCTTGGTCTGCGCAGCCACCTGATCCAGCTCTTTCAACACCTTGGCATAAGCACCAGCATCCTCATTGGTTTCATCCGGCTTACACCACTTCTTAAAGACCTTATGGAACCGGGTATCGTTGCAAGCCATCTTTTTGCAAATGGCCAGAGCGAGGCCCTTTTCCTTATCGAAAATATCATCAGGCCCGCACTTCACCACCGTCTTGGTATTGTCAGACCAGAAGACAATCGTTGCCGGATCATTGAAGATGACTTTGCGGATGCTGACATTGCACATACCAAACCGCACAATATCATTCTTTTCAGCACGCTCCGTAGACTGGCGGGAGTAGTCAATTGCCATCGCAGTATAAATAGCCCTGTCAATATCAATTCCCAGGTTGTTTGCCGACACCCTAATCACGTCTTTGCTAGGATTCCAGGGAAGTTTTTTCATTTATCTCACCTCATAATTTCTTGCAGCTTCGTCCTGAATATCACCCCAGGGCAAATCAGGCTTCTGCCAAGGTGGCATTCCACCATCATCCGATACGAACCATTCCAGATCTCCGTATTGAGCAATAGTGTCCGCCGCCTCATCAACCATCTTGTCGAAATAAGAGCGGTCAATGCTATCCTCCAGATGGAGGTTATAGACCATCTCACTTTCCAGCCAGCGGTAGTCTTTGGCTCCAGTGACCGAATTATATTTCGTCTCACCGTCGTCTCGGACACCCGCTTCACGCATCAGCAGCGCTCCGCCGCATCCGGGTTTGATGGGGCAGAATTGACCAACACGCCCCACGAAAATATAATTGTGCTCGTCTTCGGGCAGAGCCTCGTTTTTATCGAGGTAGATTGCGCCCTTAGAAACCGACTTGGTTTCACAAAGGTCGTCGAACACAATATCTTCGTGGGAGAAAAGCGTTTTAAACACATACGGCACCTGAAACTGAGCACCAGTCGCAGTCCAATGACCGCCCTTCTTCTCGTTCTTTTCAGGAATATAGCCGTACTGTGCCTTTGCCGTATCTGCATCGAGATACTTTGCAATATAAACGGCGTTGTTCACAAGGCACATTTTTTCGTATGTAGCCTCATGCTCAAACGTGTACCCGTACTTTTTCGCAAAATCCATGCAGAAGTCGATGATTTCAGGCGTTGCATCCGGAATCTTGATAGAGTCCGTCTTGATGTGCGCCACCGTGAAACCACGCTGCTGCACCTCGTCCTGCAGAGTGCGCATAAATAAAGCCCCTCGAAGCGCCACAATGTTATTGGCGTTCTTGGGGTTGCGGAATGGATTATCAAAGGTTGCACTGGTCAGACCGTAAACCGAGTTGATAGCGATTTTCAGAGCCTGCGCCAGCGCTTTCGCCTGTGCGGGGTCATCCAAATATTTGGACAACTTACCGCCAAAGAGCTTCTTGGCCTTGTCGTACTCACCATGTTTTACATAGATACGTACATCCATCAGGTCATTGAAGTTCTTGGTGTAGTCGCCAAAGTAGTTTAGAGCGACGGCCGAGTGTGGGTGCAGAGAGGCAACGTCCAGCAGGGCGATGTTGTAGTACATACCGGGTTCGGCATAGACATAACCGCCAAGGCCCAAATCAGTACCACGGAACATATTGTGCATCCGACCATCTTCGCCTCTGACCCACTCATAACCCGGGAAGGCGTTGATGATATTCTTGTCGGTCAGAATATCAGGCTCGACTTCTACCACCGAATCGGACTTACCCGTAGCTAAATCTGTATAGACTAGCTGAGGATGCTTTTCCTTGCCGAAAATAATGCGCGTGGTCAGGCTGTTGGTAGTGTCGTTGACGGTCATCCCAGCAACATCTGCCAGAATTTCACGTGCAACAAAGTCAGCCTTGCGATCTTTGGAGTTGAACACTGCTTCGGTGGCGATAACGTCATTGTCGCAATACTCCGCAACCTGTTCCCATTTCTCTTCGGGCACCGGCTGGTTCCAAGGTAAGCCAAGCTCCTGATGATGGATACCCAACTCAATCTCGAACTTTTTCAGGCTCTGTTTCTTCGACGAGAAATCGAAAATATCCGTGTAGGACAGGTTATAGGCCTCACCAAAGAAGCCCATACGGTCATTGATAATACGGTTCGACAGTGCGTA